TTTTTGATTTTCAATATCTCTTGTCATTAAAGCAGATACATCTGAAAGACAGGCTCCATAAGGAATGTTGCGATTATGCTTTCGACAGGCCTCATATTGAGCCTCACTCGGAGGTGTAAAAGGAATTGCCGTAACACTTATAATATCAACCAAACCTTCTTGTGTAGCAAGCGCAGCTGCTTCACCTTCGTCTTTACAATAATAACGGCGAGTGTTTTGACGATTAGTTTTTTGGTTTATGCCAACTACTTTAAATTCGGCATAATTCATATAACCGCCACTTGGACTTTTGTAAGCCAATGTTACAAACGAGGCATCACCATACTTGGGATTGCTTTCAATAACACCACCGTTTTTATAAAATTTAACAACATCTATAGCAGCCAAAACCACATCGTACAACCAGCCGAAATAGAATAATCCAAGTGTGCAGAGATAAAGCACGCCTTTCTTTTTATCACCTTCGATGAACTTGTGAACACCGAACATTCCAAATACAAAGGTAATTACTAATTTAAGTACCGGATGCATAAAAACCTCCTACGCAATTTCTAATTCACAATAAAAATGATATGCCTTTTTGATTACACCTTCCGTAACATCGAACTCCTCAGCGAGTTCCCACACACGATAACCTTGCTTGAGCAGGCGCATAAATTCACTGCGGTCTATCAAGTTTAAGACTGTCCACTTATCAGCCGAATACTCAGCCTTTGCCTTATGTATCTTATCTTGATAGCGTGTATAGACGGAGCCGGTAATGCAGTGCCCGAGCTCGTGAGCGATAACCTCTCTCTCAAATCTCCTGTTTTGACAGACTGACGGATCCATTCCTATGACATAACTACCGTCATCGTCCGGCTGCGCCATCGCTGTGTTCTCCGGCAAAGGAAACGTCAAAATTGAAACGCCTTCACGCTCCGCCAGTTCATATAAGTCTTCATTATTAATCCTTTTTACTCTTTCCACTTTTATCACGCTCCCTTATAAACCGAGCAAAAGCCTTGACCTCTTCGAACTGAGCGTCCGTGATGTCGTCAGCTCCTCCAAAGAGGGCGAACTTTATATCATCATCAGATGCTTTTTGAGCAGGATCACTTCTCGTCATAGGAACATCGTAACCCATCAACCACGCCACATCGACTCCAAGAGCCTCCGCTAACTTATCTGTGTTTGCAGAACTTGGCTTATATGAACCGTTGATATAATGACTCAAACTACCCCGATCTATTCCTGTCTTTTTTGCAAGATCTACTGCTTTCATTTGTTTCATATCCATTGCACGTTTTAATCTAACAGTAAAACTTTCGTTCATGGTTTTACACCTCACAAGTCTTCTTGATATGAATATAACACAATGTTGGGCGAAAATCAATAAAAATTTGGATTTTCTCAAAAAATATGTTGACAAACAAGCACGATAGTGATATATTGAGATAGAAGTTGGGAACTTCACAACAAAGAAAGGAGGTTCGGTATGGCGAAGAATACACAGATTTATGATTATTCCTTGCTAAGGGGAAAAATAAAAACAGTATTTGGATCAGAGAAGAAATTTGCAGAAGCAATTGGTATTGATGCAAATACGTTATCTAATAAATTAAACCCGAAGCCGGAACGCGTTTATCTGTTTACGCAAGGAGAAATTGACAAGGCTTGCTTTCTGCTCGGAATTCAGCCGACAGAGATCCATGCTTATTTTTTTACAAAATAAGTTGGGAATTTCTCAACATTCTACAAAAGAATAAAGCACCGGCAATACCACTACCGATGCTTTGAGGGAATGAAAGAAATAATCAATCCACCCACAGGAACGATTATATCAAATTCCCTCCGAGAAATCAAGAAGGAGGTAAAAGAATGTTTGTAAGTAATGCCGATGAAGAACTCAGGATGCTGCAGCAGGCAAAGACCGCAGGCGAAGAACTCAACAAAATTGAAGCGGAAAAGTTATTCATCGACAAAAAGCAATTAGCAGAATTGTGGAGCTGCAGCGAAAAGGCTGTCGGGCGCCTTATGAATGAAAAGGACTTCCCTCTCATTAAGATAGGCAACCGAATGCTTGTAAATGTTTTCGCCCTGAACGAATACACGCAGCACCGTATCATCTTATCAGAAAAATAGGAGGCAACAATATGCTTTTTCAGGTAATCAGCAAAGAGGACGGCAAGCCCCGGATGAGTACGGACTACGCCTGCTGCATACCGAGACCGGATGAACTGAAGGCTCTGAATAAGCAGCACACATTCAAACTCAACGGCAAGAAGGCTTCCATGACCGCGGTCGTGGAATACCTCAAAGAACATAAAAAGGAGGCAGCATTGCAATGAGCCAGATCCCCCCAGGATTATTCACAATGATTATAATTGGCAGTTTCCTGATAGCCGCCGTGATAGTCGGAATAGCCGACGGCATAAAGGCTATAAGAAACCGCAGAAAACGCAGCAAGCGTTACAAAGCATACGAGCGTTCCAGAAGGAAGCGTATCCGCAGCCTACGCAGAAAGCAGTTCCAGCAGGATGCGGACAATATGGAAATCGCGTACAAGGCTATGGTTAATTACAAAGCAGACTGCGCGATTGAATGGCTGAGGTGCAGAAATGAAAGTGGCGCTTAAAAACGGCTTCCTGATGATCAAAGAGATGAACCCGGTACAGATGAGTACCATCAAATCCTGGAACCGGATGAAATACAACCGGAAAGAAAAAATGATGGTCGGTCTCGCCGACATAGAACTCTTAACGCTGTTCGGACAGCTGACACCGCTCACTCCGAAACTGCAAGCAGAACTCAAGCGGCAAATTGAACTGCAGAAGGCAGTGGATGAAGAGCGACTCAACGAAGAACCGGTACCCTTTATCAGAATGCCGATAAAGGCAAAACCGTACAAACACCAAATCCGAGGCTTCAATATGGCAATGTTGGTCTTCGGAATCATTAAACCGAAAGGAAACGATAATGGCAGCAGATTACAAGATAAATAAGATTTATGTGTGTTCACCGTATCACGCAGAATACAGTTACAAAGTCGATGAGAATGTGGAGTACGCGCGCAAGGCCTGCAGGTTCGTAGCAGACCACGGAAAAGAGTATATGCCGATCGCACCGCACCTGCTCTTCCCTCAATTTATGGATGACGACAATATCGAGGAACGCGGCGTAGCAATCAACTACGGACTCAACCTCATAGTTATGTGCGATGAAATATGGGTGTTCGGAGAAACCTTCAGCACCGGAATGGCAACGGAGGTTGCCTTCGCACACTTGCTCATCAATAAGAAAATCCGATTTTTTAAAGACGATTCCGAAGCAAAAGGCGGCTTCAAGGAAATCAAACCGTAGGAGGTGGACACAGATGAAAATTAAAGAGATAACCTATCAATACCGCCGCGATTTCAAAGCAATATACGAATGCGAGCACTGCGGACATGTAACAGAGGAAAAATGGGGATACGACGACGCTAACTTCCATCAGAATGTTATTCACGGCTGGGAATGCCCTGTGTGCGGCAAGAAGGCAGCGGATAACTACCGTCCGCTTGCAACGAAATACCCCGAAGGCATGCAGTTGTGAAAACGAACTGCCTAATATAAACAACACAAGAAAGAGGGTGATAGGAGTGCAAAAAACGAATAAGGGCTTCGGTTTTTTGTACGAATAGTTATGGGTTGTGGCAAAACCTTGAATGCCATAGCAGTAGCCGGCGCGATGTACCTGAACGGATACATAAACAAAGTGCTGATAGTTGCGCCGAGTTCCGTGTGCTCCGTCTGGAGCAAGGAGTTCGCCGAATTCGCAGACTTTAATGTAACCAGCAAGGTAATGTTCGGAGACAAGCGAGCGCGCCTCAGAAGGCTGCAGGAACTGAAAGACTACAAATTCAGAGCACTCAAGGTTGCAATCATCAACTACGAGTCGGTATGGCGCGACGGAATATACGAGGCTCTGATGGACTGGGATCCGGACCTTGTGATTGCCGATGAATCGCAACGAATAAAAACGCACACGGCAACACAATCTAAAGCGATGCACCAGATAGGCGACCGCGCACGGTACAAGCTCATCCTATCAGGAACGCCGGTGCAGAACAACGCAATAGACCTGTACAGTCAGTTCCGCTTCCTGGACTCAACCATCTTCGAAAAAAACTACTATCAATTCAGAAGCAGATACGCCGTGATGGGCGGCTTCAATAACAAGCAGATAGTAGCGTATAAGAACATGGACCAGCTCATCAAGAAGGAACACAGCATAGCGTACCGCGTAACCAAAGCCGATGCGCTTGACTTGCCGGAGCAGACCTTCCTGACAAGGTATGTGCAGTTAAAGCCGTCAGAAATGAAAATTTACAAAACGCTGAAAAGGAACAGCGTGGTAGAACTCGAAACCGGGAATGTAACCGCAACAACTGTTCTCACGAAGTTATTGAGGCTGCAACAGTTAACCGGAGGCTTCCTGCAGGAAGACGATGCAGAAAAGCCGGAGTTCGTCTCGGATGCCAAAATCAAGGCACTCGAGGAAATCCTTAACGACTATGTTCTGGACTGCGAAAAGAAACTCGTTATATTCTGCAGGTTCCGAACGGAGATAACGCTCATCGAGCAGCTGCTCGCCGAAATGCGTATCCAGTACGGTCTGATTTATGGCGATATAAAAATCGCAGACAGAGGCGATATAGTCAAAGACTTCCAGGAGAATCCGAACACGATGGTATTCCTGGCACAGATTGATACAGCCGGGCTGGGCATAACGCTGACAGCGGCCGACACTTGCGTTTATTACTCGGTCAACTACAACTACGCTGCCTACAGCCAAAGCCTCGCCAGGATACATCGTATCGGTCAAGAGAACAAATGCACATACATACACCTCGTATGCGAGGATACCGTCGACGAAAAAGTGCTTGAAGCACTTGCAAAGAAGGAAGACCTCGCAAAGACGATAGTGGATGAATGGCGTAACTATTTTTAATAAAAGGAGATAAAAGCATGCAGAAAGTAAACAGTGTACTCGACTTTTGCAGCGGTGCAATCGTTGAGAGAATCAACTTCGAACTCTATAAGGTTTTCGAGAACATCCAAAATCGCAACACCGACGAGAAGGCAAGAAAACTCACAGTTGAGATTGAGCTTACTCCCGTCAATGACAGACAGAATGTGAGAATGAAAACACAGGTCAAGACCAGACTGAGCCCTACGCATCCTGTCGAAACAACGGTAAGTTTTAACAACGAAAACGGTCTGCTCCGCGCATACGAATTCAACGGAATTCCGGATGGACAGAAGGACATCTTCGGAGATATACACGAACAGAACTACATTGAAATCAAGTCAGAGGAGGAATAAAAAATGACTGACAACAACAGCTTCGTAAAAGACATTCGCGACATTATTGAGGCAAACCCTCAAATCCATGAAATCGAAGGCGAAAAGTATTCCAGCGTAAACCTTCACAGAATTGACACGGACCACCATGTGAGTCAGCTGTGCTTCAATGATTTATCTTCGCTTGTCGAAATTATCAAAACGGAAGCGCTTAATGGTCCTACGGATTTGTTCAAGACAGGAATTGGCAAACCAAAAAAAGTTTATATCGTTATCAACGATCCTTGGTCAGTAACTGTATGCACAACGCTCGGTGAAAAGAACAACCGTGAGTGGCCGTATGGAACAAATGCTGAACGCTCGCCCTTCAACTTCGGACAGAGCTACGACTTTGAAAAGTTTGTCATCGCCCTGCGCTCAATGTTTGTAGATAACGAAGGAAGACAGTACATTCTTGACCTTCTCAAGCAGGTAGGCTCATATGAAGATTACAGCATTGACGACAACGGCATCATGCAGAACATCAAGTCTTCAAACGGTGTTCATCTGAATGCCGGTGAAAAAGCGGTCAACCCCATTGTACGCCTTATGCCTTATCGCACATTTAGAGAGGTGGAACAGCCGGAGAGCGACTTCCTCTTTAGAGTGCTAAACGATAAGCGCTTCGCGCTCTATGAAGCAGACGGCAGCGTATGGAAACTTGAGGCGAAAGCCAATATCCGCAAATATCTTGAAAACGCACTCAAAGACGAAATCAAAAATGAGAAAGTCGTCATCTTAGGATAGGAGGAGCGCAGGATGAAACTTACAGACAAACTCGACGAATACAGGGCGCTCCTTGACAGGAAGGACGACCTCGCACAGCAGACGAAAGATAACAACGCTGCCATCGAGGAGTGCAAGCGACAGTTGGTTGACCTTATGGTCGAGGAAGAGGTAACCAACGTGACCAAAGACGGTTACAGTTACACTCTCGCTCTGAAGACCTACTATTCCAAGAAATCAGAGGCAGAGCTTGCGGAGGCCGGCATCGACTTCTTTGAGGTACTTCGCGCCGAAGGTCTGGGCGACCTTATCAAAGAAACGGTAAACGCACGAACCCTTCAATCAACTTGTGCAAATATCGTAGACGAGGAGGACATCCTTCCCGAAGCACGGCA